AAACAAATAAAACGATTGTTAATAACTTTTTCATTGCCTTAGTCCCCCAGTAACACTATTCGATACCATTTTTTTGCCGTTAATTTCGTACACAAATAAAGATGTGTGTCGGACGTTTTAAATACTATTCTGCCCACGATAGCCGTGACCGACGTATCACCGACACTGATAATAACAGCATTGGTCAGTTCTTCTGTATCAAAATCTACCGTATCATTCAGTTGTGCCTGAATGTTTGAGGTTGCACCATCAACGTAAGCGATCTCCGCAGCCGACACCGCGCCAATTGAAGTTGTCGCCGGCAACGCGGTTGTACCCAGTAACGTTCGCCCGGTAAAGAGATTAGCGATTGTTATTCGCTTTAGTAGGTTGCCCGTAGCACCTTCGCGCGTGATCATCAGTGACGTCTCACCGACAGCCGTTGATTCGGTCAGTTCCGTAACCTTCTGCGCCCGGGCTGTAAGGCCGAGGCCAAAAACTGCAAATAAAATAAGTATCTTTTTCATGTCATTAATTTGTTTCTATATTCGTTCCGTCGTCGTTCGTTATCGGCGTTCCGTCGTCATTTAAAAGTACATTTGCCGGGATACCACCTAAACCAACCTCGACCATATCGATGTCCCAGTGCCGGTTTTTCATATCAAAAACACCACGGTTAAATGCAAAGATAATAGCTTGCGCACCCGAGACGTTCAGGTCATCCTGAAAGCAACCGATGACATCAACGTGAGGATCTATGTCATTATCCACGAGGTCATACATCGGCAGTGCAAGTAATTGACGCGGGGCTGAGGTCTGATCGCCCAACTCACCTCCGACGATCTCAAGCAGAGGGTCGTTTTCGGCACCTCCGCGCGTATTCCAATTCGTGGTATAATCGAGTACCGTAGCGGCGTTCAGCGTAGCCACCTCGCTGTTTGCATGACATACGACCGCAGCCGTGCCGCTTGTGCCTGAAAGCGTGATTTTATCCTTGCGTTTTAGCGGAGGTTGAGCCGTCGTCGTCAGCTCTACTTCGCCGTGAAGATCACCTGTTTTATTGACTACGGTCGTGTCATATCCAAAAGCGCCGTTCGTTGCCGTTGCCGTCATCCATGCCGGAGTGCCTGTCGTAGCGATCGTGACGCCGATGGTAAGGTAATCAGCAGCGTTAGCAGTGACAAAATTAGATACTGTCGTACCGATACCCGCAGGATCCCACGTCATCACCTTTGTTAAATTTCGGATAGTTATCCATGCCGTGCCACTGCTCGACGGATGCATCTTTATTGTATCGACCTGATTAACCGCGACCTGGTTAGCACGGATAAGAGTTACCGTCCCAGCAAGCGTGCCACTGGTATTCGTTATTGATGTCGCGCCAGTGAAATCTATGCCAGCCGTAGCACTTTCGAAATAAAGAGCATTACTCGCGCACGTTAATACAACCGAGGGGTTAGTCAGTGCGGCGTAATGTGATACCCATGATGTCACGAAATCCTGCGCCGTCTGTGCCAGACTACCTGCGACCATCAGGCCGAGCGAGCCCCGGAATTGCTCGATAACGTTTGTGATATTAGTCTCATTAGCATCACCTAAGATATATTCGCGACCTTCCTCAATGCCTTCAATGGCGTTAGTAATTTCCCATGATTTGGCAACAATCTCTTCACGTTCAACGAGTTCAGTATAAGCAGGCGCATAACGATGAATCTCAACTCTGAATAATTTATGTTTTATTATCTCTACCCAGAACCTTTGTTTTTTATGATAAACGATATCATCTGAAGTCGCAAAAAACCGAACGTCCTTATAACAGATAAATATTGATTTGTTTGTTTGGAATAATCTTACACTGAACGGCCCATCAATAGGCAGACCGGGTATGCTCGTTTCAAAATGTACCCAATCATTGGCGCCTTTTGGGACAGACGCAACGGTGAAGTTAATATAATGTAGGGAATTATACCAAAGGCAACTACTGTCATCATTTTCAAGATTTACCCATTGCGTTCTTGCCACATCCGCAATCTCGATACATACATCAACACTGGCAACTGCCGCTCCGGTGGGATTAATGAGTCTATAATCAAAAGAAAACCCAAATACATCAGACGTCGCAACTGCCATTGATCCTATTTCCTGATATAGATAACAGGACAAATCCGGAATACTCCCGGCAATAGTATATAGCATATAAACACCCTGCAATTCCTTACCGAGCACTCTACCAATAGGGATAAAAGACGATGCGAGACCTACTACTGACCAGTTTTCAAAGAGATTAGTTGCTTCGTCATAAGTATCACTATCAAAGAGATAATTTTCTAACCAACTTACTCTATTACCGTAATCCTGATCCATCGTAATGTTCTTCACGGCCGATAGCGGTAGCATCCTCCCGCCGTTATGATCCCGCAGATCAGCCGTTGCCGATGTGCTGCGGCGCAGTGGCATGAGTGCCGTGATGGTCGATCCTGTCTTTGTCGTTACGGCCGTGAACGTGCGCGCGTATGCGGTCGTGATCATCTCCGTAGGGCGATAGATGACGAACACACCCCGGCGCTGACGGATAAGTGCATGCCATTTTGCCAGCAGATATTCGAGCGCTTCGTAACATGACATATCGTCGAAAACCGAGGCGTCGATATACGTCTGATCAATGGGTGAGTCGTCGACACCCGAAGCCATACGATACTCATAGATATTTACTATCTCGGTGAACGTCGTAAAGCCTATCTTACCGAGTATGTCGAGGAGGATCTGACTCTCGCGCAGGCGCCCGGTATATGCTACACCGTCGGATACTTCGTATGGGATCTCTTTCAGAAGTCCCAGACCGCAGTTGACCGAGATCGCCACGTCGTAAGGATAATCATCGTAAGGTTCCGAGTAATTATTGACATTGACATAACCGCGAAAATATAACGTATGTGCGGCGCCATAATAAATCGAACACCGCATCTTCATATCGGTCATCGTGAAGAATTCGAGATACTGAAACATTGACATTGACTTTACGCGCAGCGTTGCCTTCGTTCCTCGAACAGGGTTTTTTAAAACGTCATCAGCATCGGATAGAGGCTCATAAATTCCCGGATCGCCCGATGCCTGCATCGTCGTAACGTCCCCGACAAAGGGGTCGAGCTCAAAATCCCAGCGCCACAATAAATTTTTTATGTCTACGAATTCACATCGATATTTAGTCGAGAAGGCCATCAGGTGCTCTTTTTTCTTGGCTGTAAGTATTTATAATTTAACATCTTATCTTTTCTCGGTTACAAATTTTGTAACCGTTGTTTATTTTTTTTTCCGACCATTTCCGACCATTTCCGACTTACGTATTTTACTTATTTATTTACGTAATTTCTTACGTATTTCTTTTTATCTCATCCGAATAACGCCGATTTGAAATATATATATCGCGCCCCTGGATCTTACCCTCGACAATAACGCGAAGTTCACCTCCCGTGGTATTACTACCTCCATAACTACCCGACGAAGCGCCTCCTCCTGACATAGCACTTGCTCCCTGAGATGCGGCCCCTATCATCAAACCTCCAATTGCCAGTGCCGACGCTCCGACTGCAATAGCAGCAATAGCCGTAGGGATTGAAGGTGTCTTTGCAAGTGTAAGGGCAAGTAACATTGTCGTGCCGAAAGAAATTAACATTTTCCCGAGATTAACGAGCAATCGGCCAAATCCTTCGAGTAAATCCTTACCAAATCCTTCAAAATTACCAGACCCGATACGTTCAAAGAGATTGACAAAGGCATCTTCAATAAACACCGTAGCCTCTTCGGCTACCTGTTGCCACCCGGCTAACCATTGTTTTTGCAGATCAGTAAGTTCGGTGACTGATGCGCCTTTCTCGGCAAGTTTAAAAGGATTGATCGTCGAAAGCGATCCGGGCATAGCCGGGCCACCAGATACGGGGATCAGCCCCTCTTTGCCATGTCCTTTTATTAAATCCTCCTGCTGAGAAAGCAGTGCATTGGTAATTCTCAGCACGCCATTAAAACGTGTCTGTGCCGCATCCCTCGCCTCCGATTCGGTCTGAAATGATTTGAAGAGTTTAGGAATAAGTTCCGTCTCTCCTTTAATCATCAGGTCTTTGTATTGTTTCAAAACATCAGTTTCATGTGTAAAAAGCCAAGGAAGTGTACCGGATGATTTCAGAAATGACGCCGTTCCGTATCGCTTGATATATTTGTCATACGCTTTATTTGCCTCATCCTGTTTTTCTTTACTTATTTTTGCAACATCCTCATAAAGTTTTTTTGCCTGTTCGACCGTCATTTTATTTCGATTCTCCCATGCCTGAGCCTCAAGATCAGCCGTCTCTTTAGCCATATCGAGGGTCATTGTTTTGATCTCCTCTTCAATAGCCTTTAGTTTAACAGCATATTCCTTACGGGTTTCCAGAGCGTACTTTCCAGAGGCATCCTTTACGATACCCTCATAGCCGGCCGCCTCAGCCTTTTTACCGGAAAGAACATACTCGGTATATGCTTTTTTATCCTCGAACAGATCAAGTTCCTCGGCAAGTTTATGCGCCTTTTCATAACCCTCACGAAGATTTGCAAAGAAATGTGAAAAGTCCCCGGTTGCAAGTATCGAAAAGAATTCGCGAAGCGCACCCCTTGCCCCGGCTACGGCAGCAGTGAATTTATCGTTAAGGTCCTCGGAAGCGCCAATGACCATTTTACTGAATTGAACAATGGCACCGATAGCAAAAGCGCCTTTAATAAACCCGGCAAGTTTACCGGCCCATGCCCCAACGGTAGTCTGACTTTTTGAAAGGGTACTATCCAGGTGCGTCGAATCACCTTTAATGCGAATAATCAAGTCGGAGAGCCATCCCATAGTCTTATTTATTTCTTAATCCCGTTAAAAGTTTCCGTGCCTCTTCGAGTTCTTCCGAAGATACTTTTCTGGCTTCTGACGGTTTTTCAATTTTATCATCTGTAACTTTAAATATTTCCTTTGAACTTCCAGGCTTCGTTCCTTTAATATAGGGGTTGCCGTTTATCAATTCAAAAACTATCTCTCTCATCAACCACGCAGTATTGCGTTCCCAATTCCGCCAGTATCCTTCGATCGCTTGATTAACCTCGGTAAGAGTTGAATGCCTCCACTGATCCAATGTCCATCCCAACTCCCCGAGGGCGAACCTACGAAGTTCCGTGAGAGTTACTTTTTTTTTTCTGATGCAATAGGTTCCTTACCCTCCCCATTTTTTGTCAGACTGGCGAGCATAATCGCGACGTCAACCATTAATTTGTCGCGGGTCGCCTTTGGCATGAATTCATTCCATTTTATGGCCTGCGCTTCCTTATATTTTGGCTTGCGATATAATTCCTTACATGCCGCCAGATAACCGCACCATACCATTGCCAGGTTCATTTTCTCAGATCGAACAGTATCTTCTTCAAATATCCTTTCAAGTGGAATTTTTAGATAATCGGCAATAAGTTCGAGGGTCATTATCTTAAAAAGAAATGGCACTTTACGTTCTATGACCCAGTGTCCGGTCCTGAAAGGCATATTAAGAATAAGAATATCTCTTGTCATGATGCGACGTATTTAAAAGCGTAAACAGGTGAAATTGCCCATGATGCAGCCGCAGTATTGCGGAAACATATACAGGCCGTATGCGTATCGGTAGCGGTCAGCGTTATGATGTTCAGACCGGCAACCAACGTTGCGACATTCGAGATGGCGGCGGCACCACCTCCAACTTCGCAGAGTTCGACGGTCGGATACTCACCCGAGACCCACGTAAAGAACACAGGGACCTTCACGACGTCGCCCGACGTTATCGCGAATGAATTCGACTTGCAAAAGGCGTTACCGGCGGCATTGACTGCCGAAGTAATTGCCAGTCCAGAAAGTGTCAGCGTGTCGTAATCTGTCGTACCTGCATCAGGGTCAGTGACAAGTGCCGCAGCCGTACCTTTCAGTTGATACAACGGGCCGTCGATTTTCAGTGATCCCGAAAGCGCCAGAGCATCTTCAAGCGGTGCGTCGATCTTCGAATTCGCGACGTCGACCTCGGCAACCAACGGAAAGGCAATGCCACCGACAATAGCCAGTAGCAGCGATGAGCGGTCGATGATATAATCCAGTAACTCACCGGCCGATACGCCCGTCGTAGAAAACAACGCCGTAATATCAACAGACGAATTACGTAACCCGTTCAGATGTTCGGCCCAGCCCCCGGATTCCTTGTTGGTCGTATCGGGTAGGTCTTGCTCTAAGTTCAGAGTAAAACCGCGCTGAGCTGCAATGACCACCCCGTCCGCGTATAGTTGGACGAGGGACGCATTGAGTTTTCCCATTGCATTTGTCAGATTGCGGCCAGAGCGCCGTTACCCTGTATCGACGAACTGACGTTCAATCCACCTTCCATCGGGGCATCGAGTTTAAGGTTCTTAAACGTCCCGTTACCGGTCCAGCCCTTAGTCCCGCCCGACGTTGGTTTGAATTGTATCACCGTGTCGGCCGTGCGACCTATGATCGCAGCAAGTATCTCGTCGGGCGTGATACCCGCACCCGATTCGTCGTAAAGGCCCGCAAAATCAATAGACCATTTCCGTAGTCCGTTGATGTGCTCGGCCCATCCTGCACTCTCT